GAATTAAGTAAAACCTTCAAAGCTTCGGGATCTTCCCCCTTATAAAACTCCAAAACCATTTCTGAAATTGCATCTTGCACTTGAGCTGGAGCTCCTCCATCCCAATTTCCAAAATCTCCATCGAAATTAATAAATGAAGTCTTTAGTCTTAGGTACAATCTGTTCCAGTGTTTGTACGGATTCATACCTATAGCCATCTGATTTTCCCACATGTTATTTTTACAATGAGAAAACAATTTGCCTAAGCATTTTTTAACTAGAAAAGTATGATGCAAAGGAGCTACTCTAAATGAGCGAGGTTTATCTACCTTCTCTTCAAGACGCAACTCATCTTTAAAAGCCTCATAAAACAATAAATCCTGAATTTTTGTAGTATCATTTTTACAATCCTCTCGAAAATTTTTAATTATGCTTATGAATTTTTCTGTAACTACACCTTCATCAAAGTCTATATATTGAGTTTTATCTTTTTCGTACCCAAATCCATTAACAGATTGTTTATTAAGACCTGATAAATCTTCCTCTTTTATACCTTTAATTACTTCCTTATCTGATAGATCGTCAAAATCTATAAAGAATCGTCGAATACATTTCTTACCGAATTGTATCGCATCGTCTGGTATATAAGGAATCGGTTTTAAAGATTTAGCCGCAATTTTATTCAACGTTTTAGTCCCATGAGACAGAAAGTTAGGAGGTAATTTCTCTCCCACTTCTGCTATCTCATCAGTTAACACATCGTGCAACTCACTCCTATTTAAAGAAGTCTTGTTTAAAGGTCTTTTTGAAGGAAAAATATCATTGAATAATTTCAAACCGGAATATTCAGGCTCTACGTTATTTTTAATTTCTAAATGATGACTTTCTCTGAAAGTTAACAAGTTCTTTAACTCGCGCAAAACCCGTTTAGGTAAAACAAATGCAAATCCTCTATCAGAACTTCCTGCAACGTGCAATCCGCACAAACCGAATTCTGCATCTACTAACAAACTTCCACATAACCCAGGGGCTGTAATAGAATATTCTATACCTGCTCCCGGCATCACAGTGTAAGTCTTGTTTACCACAGGACTTTGCACTTGAAAGGAATCCATATTAATAGTAAAATTATTGTCTAAACTCAAAGCAGCTTGCGCATTAATAAAATACATCTTTCTTGCATTAAAAGACACGTCTAAATCCAAATCTTTTGTAAATAAACTATGTGTAGCATCTTTATAAATAGGAATTGCTAAGTCTATCTCTATAATAGACATGTCATATTCAGGCCACTCTTTTACTATTTTAAAAGGAATGTTATTGCATTCGTAAGAATTATTACTATAACAATTCCAATCTCTAAAAATATTTGCCACACCTTGCGTAGTATCGTATGAATGACATTGCACTATTATGCGTCTTCCTGAAACTATACCTTGAGCTACATTCTTAAAACCAGTTTTGCTAATTAATTCAACAATTCTCATTTTCGATCTCAAAGATGAAATTCGAGTTCCTAATTCATGATCCATGTTTACAAGATCACTTAAAGTATCATTGCTATTATCTATTATAGCGGATGGAATGGTTTTACGTACATAATCAGAATGGGCGCTATACCACGTTTTAATACTTTGCTGTCTAAACGAATGTTCTGTCAAAG